TGTCACCATCGAGAATCCAATAGGGTTCTGTACCCAATTCAACTGGACCGACATACGAGTCAGGTCTCTTGAGAACGTGTTCGATATGGGTGAGTTTTTGGACGCTTTCCATACTTTCTTAGTCTTATTACAACTCAAAACTCTAACTTAGGTAGATTTTCTATAAATTTGTTCACGAATTCCAGCATGTATGAAATCGCTTCCTCACTCGGCTCAATCTGGTTAAACTCATTTTCCGCATCTGGACAAACTGAACCATTCTTCGATGAATTGATTAACATCTTAAACTGCTTGGTATCAACACCATGCTTTCGAGCTTCGACATTGTTATGGAGGAGGAGTTGGGTGTTACGATAGTTGAAAACCTTAGCCAGAAAAATAGCTATATCGTGTGTATCCACCAGGTGTTTTCCTTCACATCTTGGAAAAATCTCATCAATTACGAACTTTTCGGCTCGAAGTTCTTCAAAGTTTTTAACTAGCATCTCATAGGGTAAAATCTCGTTGAAGTTTTTCTGAAAGTCACCGACTAAATAATTGCGATATTCGTCAAGTGTCATACCAATAACGTGTTTCATGTACTCGCTGTCGTTCTTCATCATCTTATTGTTTCGATCGACACGCGCACATCCTGTGAGTTTTCTCCATAAGCTCCCGGCTCGGTGGGTTGGACACATGCACTCGGGTACGTGTTGGCTACAGGGAATGCCATACTGAGAATTGTTAATGTTGTATGAGTCTCTACACAAAGGTCTCACAGATCTACCGTCATAGTAGTTAGTGATCGTATCCACACTACAATCAATTTCAGATGTGGATGCCTTTTCAACAATTTTGTTTGTATCAACTTCGGGGGTGGGTACCTTTTCAATGATTTTGTTTGCATAATTGCGCAACGGAATTCCCTTGTAAGAAATTGACTGGAAACCGTTATCGGTTTGAATCTGGGGGGTTATGCGCCGTTTGAATTTCAGAGAAAAGTTCGAAGGATTAGGGTAAGTTTCACCGTTCCAAATAAGTCTCCCGTCCTCATCAAGATCTATGTGGACAGTCACACTTTTATAGCTCATGGCCAATGCTCTTGGACCGGGTGAAACGATACCCGCATCGATGAGATCTTTCAGGGTGGTCTTCATTTTTCATGGATGTATTACAATAAATGTTTCTAACTTAGGTTGAATTTAAAAATAAACATCCACACAAAATATATGCTAACCCTCGCCTCTGTTAAGCCCGTCGTCAAACTCGAGAAGCGTATCAACAAGGTGGTCGTCAAATCAGCTGTGAATGTTATCGACAGGATTTACAAGGATCGGGACTATGCTCGGTTTTATGTCCTCGAGACGGTCGCCCGTGTTCCATACTTTTCATTTGTCTCAGTTTTACACTTGTATGAGTCCCTAGGTGTGTGGCGAAAGGCTGACTTCTTGGAGACACACTTCGCACAGACAATGAACGAGTACCACCACCTTCTCATCATGGAGGACTTGGGTGGTGATGAGCGCTTCGTGGACCGATTCTTTGCACAGCACACGGCCTTCGCATACTACTGGCTGACGTGTCTTCTGTATGTGGTGTCACCTAGGATGGCATACAATCTCTCCGAACAGGTTGAGGAACATGCCTATCACACATACGACGAATTCCTCAAACAGAATGGGGCGAGTCTATCACTGGAGCATCCACCAGTTGTGGCCACCAACTATTATGATGGTGTCAACAACTTGTATGATGTCTTCGTCAATGTTCGAAACGATGAAGGTGACCATGTGAAGACGATGCAAGACTGTCAAAACTTTCTTGAGGTAAAGTAAGAGATGTACCTCTACCTGATAGCCGCCATCTTTGTACTGTTCTTGATGATGCAAAATAAATCGAGGGGCATGAACAAGTCTATCGAGAAGCTTGTTCGTCAGTCTGCGAGGTATGCTACCGCAGCACAACAAGATAAGTCCCCGGTCGTGGCAATTCTTCACGCCAACTACGCGGCGGCGTACCTCTATGCACTCAAGGATATTGCTACTGAGTCTCAAATCCATAATGCTACGGGCATAGATGTCAAGAAGTTCAAGGAGCATGTCATCAATGTTCAGGATAGTGTTACTAAGAAGACTACAGAAACATGTCCCGATTTCGCGGGTCAGGTTGATATTTACCTGGCTGAAATCGGAGGAGAAGCCTAAGTGGAGATGTAAAAATGTAAAAATCAAGAAATCAAAAAAAATGGAAGTCATCCATGATACCATGTGGCAACGCTGCCTCGCTGATGCGGCTAAGATGTACCGCATCAGCGAACCAGATGAGAAGTGTGTTCAACTTGCAAATGCGACTTGGATCATGAAGAAGAAGTATCTTGAACACGAGAAAAAGAAGGATGACCGTCAGATCATCGTGATCGAGAAACCTCCTGAAGTTGTGAATGAACAACGAAAGGTGAAGAAAACATGTTGTGCTACGACGATGACTGGGAAGGCCTGTGCATTCAAGGCTGTCTGTGGAGACTATTGCAAAAAGCATAGTGTAAAGTATGCACAGTTGGGGGCTAAGGTTGATGTGAGCAAAATTAAAATCGACGACTAATAGAAAGATGATGCTAGACCAGGAGAGTCTTAGACCTGTAATAATAGCGATGGCACTTTACCTCACTATACTCACCATCGTTCCTCGTATAATAAAAAAACCCTCTGGTATTCAAGTCATTGATGACCTTGTGATGACTATCATTTCACAAAAAGGATCAATGATGAGTGGTACCATCCTCATTGGTATTATCGTTCTCGCTACCAATTACATTCAAGACGAACTCTTTTAAAACATTCTCTCGCCCCACTAATTTCTTTGTGTGTTCATGATCCATGTATCGAACACGATTGTCATATGCATGCCTCATGTACTCCAAGAGTTGGTCAAAGTTTGGTTTACCCCAAACCATACCCTTTTTGAAGAGGAAATCATCTCTCTCCAACTCTTGAAGTCCACAATCGATAGTGTAAGGTGTCTTGATATATTCACATGGGGCACCATATTCTGTGATGATGACTGGTTTATCACGAAGTGCTGCCTCGACGGCACCCATACCTATACCTTCCGAATGAGAGAAACTCACGTAGCAGTCAGATTGGTTGTGAATATCATCCATCTCTTCGTCTGATAGGAGACCGTTAATAACTTTGACCCTTGGGAGTTGTATACGAACATCTTTATTGCAGGTGGCCTTCACGACGAGACGGGTGTTCGGTTCATTTAGACGAACAAATGCTTGAAGTACGTCTTGAAACTTTTTACGAGGGTCCATGATGTTACCGATGTGATAGAATGTATATGGTTTCTCTTGAGGTTCAGGGATATGAGCATGTATCACGTAGAACTCGTTCTCAGGAAATTGCCGAGAGAATACCTTTTTACAAAATTCACTTGAGACAGCCACCCTCTTGAACTCTTTCATGATGAGACCATAATCCTCGTGGACAGTCTCCGTCTCACAAATTGTCATACAGGCGAGATTTTTTATACGCCTCTTCGCATGTTTGAGGTACTCCAGATGTGCAGGAATTGGGAGCATGAAGATGAGGCCATTGTCGCATTCAGGAAGTTCCTTACCAAACACGTAATATACTGATTCATTTCCAAAAATATGGGTATATTTTTTACATAATTGTCCAATGCCAGTGTTCAGAGCAGGACCAATCACGATCATTATGTTTAAAGATAATCTTTCTTTTATATATAGTACAATGGAATCTCTTCGCATAGAAGTTGAACAGGAAATTAAGCGCACTCGCCTTGATAAGGACCGTCTGTACGACCTCCTCTTGAAGATCATCGACAACATGGGCGCCAGTGCAAACGGTGCTCAAGGACCTCCAGGCCCCCCAGGTCCCCAGGGAGTCCCAGGTCCCCAGGGTGGTAGAGGTCTCGCTGGTGAGTGTAAGTGCAAGTGCACTGCCACTGAAGCTGCTCCCGCTAAGGCCCCTGCCAAGACGACCACCACTACCACTAAGAAGGCTCCCGCCAAAAAGAAGGTTGTAGCCGCTTAAATATATATAAAGTTGTAAACCCCATTATAAATACATGTTGGCTGCTAGACCATTGTGTATTTATAACACAGCTGAAAGGCACTGGCGTCAGTATTCACCTGAAACACCCAGGCGTCCTATCATTGTGAAAGCGGCTTCTCATGTGAAGGCTGAGAAGCTGAAGGCTGAAGTGGAAAACCACAGGGATACTGAAATTGAAAAATTGAAATTAGAATTGAAGAAACACAAGGAAGCTGAACAAAAGATTAAGAGGCATGCGAAGTGGATGTTGCGTTCCACCCAGTCGGCTCATAAGGATGCTCAAGATGTCATAGAGATTATTAAGGATTTGTACGGCGATGATGCCTACGAGTCTCCGTAAATTTCTAGGATGTCCCGAACGAGGGGACTTCTCTCAATATCTTTGAACTCAAACTGGATATATTCGATGCGTTTATGGTTTTTACCCGAGATACGTTCGCATATATCCTTGAGACCATTTTCTTCATACTTTCTGTCATGTTGTTTGAGGTCACCCGTGACGACCATTTTCGTACCCTGACCAACTCTCGTCAAAAGCATCTTCATCTGGTTAGGGGTAGAGTTTTGCATTTCATCTGCGATGATGAAGGCATCTTTGAAGGTTCTTCCACGCATGTATGCGAGGGGGCATATTTCTATAATTTTCTCTTTGATCATGTATTGGATGTCGTTCTGTGTGTAATATTCGGCAAAGATGTCCATGATGGGTCTCGTCCATGGATCCATCTTCTCTTCCATGGTACCAGGTAGGAATCCAATGTCCTCCTCCACGGAGACGACTGGACGAGTCAATACAATCCGCTTGTATGTTCGGTCGTTATACCCCTGTATAGCTGCACAACACGCCAACATCGTTTTCCCCGTCCCTGCTGGTCCCACCGCGAATATCATGGGTTTGTTGATACTGTACAACACACGGTTGTAATTTCTCTGATTGTCACCCTTAGGAATTACAACTGGATGCACTTCCTCGAGTTCCATCTCTTCCTCGAAATATTCAGTATCACAAGATGATGAGAGTGAAATCTTGAGACGACGTCCCTTTTTACCTCCCATACTTTTTACGCAGAACTTTTATTGACCCACCATATGAAGCCGCCCAGGAGGGATGCCAAAATGGCGACCAAAAGACCAAACGAGAATTTTTTAGGGTTTTCCTCTGGAGGTTTATCTGGTAACTTCTGAACATTTTGGTTGAGAGTATCAATCTTTTTGAGAAGTTTCTCGAGTGCCATAAGAATTTGAAGTTCGCGATCTTTGGGTTTCTCTTTTACATTTTGTGTGGTAATTTCGAGTATCATGTACCATTGTGAATCTGGGTGAAGAGACACGTAGTCATCATCATCTTGTTGTTCATAAATTTTGAAATCCAACTTTTTTATAGAGATGGGATTGAAATAGTTTTGGTGACGATTGAAACTTTTCCATTGTTTATCGCGAAGAACCGTCGTAGAATCTTTCGCGAAGTGCCTCTCGAGAGGTACTCTCGCAAACACCTGTCCATGACGTTCATCTAGAATTTGGGCAACCTTTGGGATGTCAGGACATACAATATCAACATACTTGGCTATGTTACTGGCAGTAGCATCTGGACTGGCCCCACCCACCTGTGTGATGTAAAAGTCGGCCATTTTCACACCCAGAACTCGACCCATGTCCTCGACATGTGTGTTTGACTTTAGGGTGAGATCAAGAGAAAAAGAGTTGTTTGTACCATTCACGAACCTGGAATCGACGATGATGTATTGAACCTTTTTAGGTATGTCATCTAAAGACATTTCTAATGTTTACAAATATTATAATATGGTCCCTGCGATTGCATGGAACACGATTATCTTCACGGGGTCCTTGGCTATGTTTGGTATTGTCGATTTCATTCGTCTCATGAACTCATATAAAAAGAAGAACCCATAGATATGTAAATATGCTTCTCACAGCCATATTTAATACCATGGTCGGGATGGGTCCTTATTACATGGATTCGACCTACAAATGGTTGAAGATGGCTCTATGGGATGCTCCGACTCGTGTCATCCTAGATGTCCAGCTTGAACAGTTAAGGCTCGAAAGAAACCTAAGTGAGGAGGAATCCGTAGATGAAAAACAAGAATGAAAGAATATCACTTCCCTGTTGTTACCGACGAGTATCGTATCGCGTTTCTGCGAGCGACTGAAGCTCTCTGCCCGGACGTCCAACGTCTTATCTGGGAAGAAGTTCTTTACTGCACCCAACCCATCGACCCTCCACCAACCCCCCAAAAATGCAAAATTTTATACACTCGGTTGCCGACTTCTTTGCCCCGAAACCTGTTCGAAGAAATGTCGGCTACAGGACTATCGAAGCTGTAAATGACTGCGATGAGAAACGATATATTCAGATACCTATCATGTCATCACAGGATCGCCGAGAAAATCTTGAAGTCCTCATTACGAAATGCAAACGACTCATGTCTTTCGTAACGAAGAAGAAGTGGGATGAAAAAATGTACGATAGAATTTCGAAGTTGAATGATGATGTTCGTATGGCATTGTACAAGAATGACGACATCACCCCCTTGTTCAAAGAATTTGAGAGTATCGAGAACTTTTTTAAAGGAAGTTCCAAGTCTAGTATGAACCTAAGTGGTCTCGATAGTATGTAATTTTTATGCAAAATGGATCTCTTCCACAAACTCATCAATCTCATCGACAAGAACTCGAGTGTGATCCCAGAGGGGGACTACCTCGAGATGTGTGATACCATCAAGGAGCTGCGAGACAAAGTAAAACCACCCCCTTTTCTCTTGGATCAAAATGAACCCATGACATATGTTCCAGAAAATCACATTTTTCAGCGATGGATGGATCTGGATGATGACGAAGAACTTGCTCATCCTGGTTTGAATGCGTTTCTTCAAGATTTACATGCGGAATGGAGTATGACCGATAACGGGAACTCTATGAATGATATCCTTGAGAAATTCAGAGACGAGTTTATCACCGATAGGGCTAAACATAATTTACCCGAAGAGACATATCGCAAAGTGTACGAGTTCTATACACAATTATGGGCAGCCTGAAGGTGGTGCGGAAGGATCCACCCTAGCTGATGTGCGTGGTTCTATGCACGCAGAAGGGTCAATAGTAGCTGGTGCATGTAGTGCTTTCAGTCTTGTCAGTTCTTGTAATTGAATATGTATTTGTTTGAGTTCGTTGCATATTTTCACATACACCCATTCTCTCTTCGTTGGGAACATCTCGTCATCCATGATTTCCATGATCTTTCGTACATGTTCCATACCTAAGTCAAGCTTAGAAATTATAATACCAAAAAAATATAAATGTCACTTGTTCCTATCAAGTTGATTAAGGATATTTCCACCAGAAACAGACTCCTGAAAATCAAAGATGAAACCCCAGAAATTGACAAAAATGATTACATCGAGTCGAGAATTACCACAAATGCGAGAGCTCGTAATCTCATGGCTATAGAGGATGCTTCCGAGATGGCAAAGGATTACCTTCACAAGGATGGCTTCTTTGTAAGGTTTGGAGAAGACATTAAAAAGGAATCTGGAAAAGATTTCAAATTTTCATATCGTAAGACTAGTGCGATGGAAAGGAATCGTGCATCGTCTAATGGAGCCACTGGTATCGAATATATTTTGATGGAACATTCATACCCAGATGGTTCGGGACACTATGGTATGGCTAAAGTCAATCATGACAATAAGACGGCTGTAATTTATGATTCGATGACGGATACAGATTCAGATTTTGAAGAACCACTTCGTTCATTACTCAGTCGTAGATATAAACTGTCTATGAAACAGTTGAATGGATGTTACCCACAACCCACTGGTGGTTTCGTTTCGCAGTCGTTTACAAATTTTAAGAATAAGAACTCGATGGGTCTTTCTCAAAAGAAGTTGGAGGAGGCATTTGTCATTTCTCAATACGATGAACTTTCCCAACACCACTTCTGTTACATGGAGTCATTTCTCATTATGATGACTGACCTCGGTATCCTCAGACCTGGTCCCAAAGACCCACGTGAACGCCTCGAATACATTAAAAAGTTTATTTGGGGAGTGATTCATGAGTATGTTCCCAAGTCGAATCGTAGGACGGCTCAATGGAAATATTTCGAAGAGTATTTTCCGTACATCATGGAGACTTCCGACTCTAACGGTAAGCGTTTACCTATGCGAAATGGTATGATTCAACTCCCCCCCTCAAACGGGAATGTACGATTTAGATTGCGGAAGATAAAGTTACCTAAGTAGAATCAAAACATTGTAATTTTCAAGAAAAAATGGAACACCCACTCCCCCCCGGAATTTTTGTTGAGATGAAGCCCTCCCCGGATGAGTTTGATAACTGGACTGAAGAGGATTTTGAAAATGAAATCAAAAGACTTAAAAACCGTGTGAAAGAACTCAAAAAACTTAAGAAACCCAAAACCCTCGTACCGATTCAAGAGACTGATGAAGATGATGATGATATCACACACGACCCAGACGTCTGTGAGATGGTTGAAAATGGTGAACACACCTGTCACATGTTTGACGCACCTTGCCAGGCATGTGAAGATGATGACGAAGAAGAGGTTTAAATTATGCAAAACTCATAAAACCATTTTCAAATTTCATAGTTTTGTAGCCAGTGTAATATATGTGCATTTTCCATACACCATTGCGTGGCGGAGACTCTATCGAGTCCTTAATGTTTACCCGGATGAAGGTTTTGTCCGAGTTTGTATTCTCAAAGTCAAAGTATCCAGATGGCGCGGGGTCGCGAGGATTAAGTGCGAATGTGTACGTATATATATGATGTTGCCTTGGTAATGATAAGGTATTTTTTGAGCATGTATAGAACCTGAAATATTTAGGACCACTTTCCAAAGTTTTGACTACTTGTTCACCGTTGATGTACATTTCGATATTTACGACATTGTCATATTCTGAGTAAATATCATCTACTAACTGTCCAGTTGGTAATGCGGAAGAAAAGTTGAAACGATTACTATAATTTGCAAAGGGTTGATTATTCGTTCCATTCGAGAGGGAATTTACTTCAGAGCCGAATACAGTATCAAGGGGGTTGTCTTCCTTTTCAAAGTCACTATTTCTGATGAACCAATGAATGGATTTGACCGGAATTTTAGGTACAAGATTAGCGACAATCTCATATGTACCCTGTTTATTTTCGTATACAGGGTGTTTATTCATAAATTCAGTCGTAATTACCTGTGGAGTTTTTACAAAAAATAAACGTTCTTCATCCGTTAACTTGATTTCATCTGTTATGAGATTGAAATATTCAAGTTTTATGTCACTCGTCGTGGGTGTAAAGAAAGTTTTTTTATGAAACTCAAATTCAAACTCAATTTTCTGATTATATATCGAACATAACGGAAAATAAGGTTTTTCCGAAACTCCAGACTCATAACGTCTACCAAAAAAGAAGTGTAAAGGTAACGTTATAGGAATCATGCGTTTATGTATTTCTTGAAATGCTGAATTACTTGACCATAATCTATGAGACCAGCCTCGATTAAGATTTGTTTCCGACATTTGTTCTTCATCAACATCCTGATAAATATTGTGATAAACCATATTCGAGTCTGAGTCAATCTTTTCGACCATGATTTCATCAACATACATGGTGACACTCTTGATGAGGTGATACCCTATCATTGGTGCGTACCTATCTAAAATACCTGGTGGGTTACTCGGAAATGCTGGGAGAGGTATAGTTATAGCCATGTTTGAGAGTAAGTCACCCATCAGTTTAGGATCATATTGAACTTTTATCTTCTTTCCCCATGGCCAGTTCGTTTCATTTTCCACGTTGCGTATAGTTTTTACCCGTTGTTTTATGTAAAAGGGGCTATGTGGCTCATGTGAGTTTTTGAAAAATGAATTTTCCAAGTCTTTGGAAAGAAGGTGGGTATCCTGCTTTCCAATGGCTTTTAGTGAAATCTTTGCAGCTTCACTACCCATACTATACAAATACAAAATACCTTTAATTGGTGTTATTCAAAATCCCTATTATATTTTTCCGTGAATACAAATGCTCTATCAGTGCCACTATCACTCAAATTCCAGGCATTGGCATTTGAACCAGACAGTATCTCAGTATAAATAGAATAAGAACTTGGAGTTGCTGCTTCAAAAAGTCTATAGTCTACTGCAGTAACTGCTGCCTGAGCTGCTGCCTTTGCCAGAGCTGACGAAGTACCAGATGCGTAGCCACTGATCGTCCGAGTACCCGAATTGATAGTTAGTGCCCTTAAAAGAACACAATCATGTTCATTCCCCGTTTGTAATTCAGTAGACGTGAGAGAACTACTTCCAGTGTACGCATACACTCTTATGTTTATGGTGTATCGATGATCCACCGACCAATTACATCTGTAACCAGCAAAAAATCCGGTGTAAGAATTTCCAACAGATTCGTTAAGCCTGGACATTGAACCTGAGACAGAAAAAATCATCTGTAGAGTCGTACCACTACTTACCGGCACGTAATAGTCTACAAACCTATCCAGGATTGTACCATTGCTCCATTCAAAACGCATCCTTCTTGGGCTACCAAGTACACTTACTCTAAAATCCCCAATTTTGAGTAAATCACCACTTGTAACATTTTGTGTGTATGTATGGTACAATATAGCGGTTCCCTGGTTCACTCCACCTTGAGTACCACCAGTAATATACGTTTGTAATCTCGAACCTATACCAGCAGCACTGACAGAAAATCGTGTATCAACTTTCTGTCTAAAAATATACCTACTCGCACGGATCTGTGTGTTACACGTGGGTAAGTATCGACGATTTATTTCCGTTATTGTTCCATTTGGGTGATTGAAATTGGAATTCGTGACGTCACTTATACGTAAGCTATAATTGGTGTATCCCGAATTATCTACTATCGGTTCATAGTAGCTGTATGCGACATTACTCGTACTAGCTGGTGTGAATGAAATCGCATTCACTGTAACAGTTCGTGAGAGTGTCGTCGTTTGGGTGGAACCCAGTAGGGGACTTGTAGATGTCCACGAAGCTGTGTATGTACCAGGTAAGGATGTATTCAGATTGGTCGAATATGTCGGTGTGTTTGAAATTTCAAAATTCACATTTTGATACCCCGGTTCTGTATATGAATTACATTCTGTTATGGTCTGATTACCACCAATCAAACTGAAAGATGGTGCTGTAGTTGTTGAGTACACGTTAACCTGTCTCGAAACAGAACCTACATTCTGTGCTCTATCGGTAACTGTATACACGATGTAGTATGTACCTATTATTGACCTACTATTGGGGTCAGTTATGACTACCGGTAAGTTTTGGTCGGGTGCGCTCACAGTTACTGGTGGACTGGGTATACCCAAAGAACCACTATAATTTTGAACAATTTTAATGAGAACACTCCCGTTGAGTGTCACTACTGGCGCTACTGTATCATTCACGACTGTGACGGTTCGAGTTGCAAACCCTTCATTACCAGCTGTATCAGTAGCAGTATACCTGACGGTGTACGTACCTGCCACAATTGGATCCACATCACTAACACTGGTTCCGTTACGAGTGACAGTTTTTACAACACTCAGAGTTCCGTCGGTGGCATCAGTGGCACTGGCACTATATTCAGTGTATGTTTCTGAGTAACCATTTGTTGAATTATAAACCAAATCAACAGGATTATAACTCGGAGTGTTTAGAGTTACGGTTGGTGCATCTGCGTCAAGTGTCACTATGACCGTTCTTGTTGTTGTTCCTATATTTCCAACTCTATCGGTAGCTGAATAGTACACTGTGTAAGTACCTGCAGTCGTTTCATTTACCGCACTACTATCTATGGTTACCACTTCACCCCCGTCACTCGTGGCACCAAATTCTACGTATGGTTGGGAAAACGTCGGTGTGACTGTATCATTATAAATGAGATTTACGGGGTTGGCGCCATTTAATGTTATCACAGGGGCCACTGTATCTTCTATGACTGTTACGAAACGTTGAGCTGTCCCTACATTACCGGCCGTATCGGTAGCACTATATGTTACCGTATAAAAACCTTCGACCACGGGGTCTACGGTAGTTACTGTCACAGATGAACCACCACTGATAGGTGCTCTAGTAATCGTCGTACTAACCGGTAATGAACCATCTTCTATATCTGTTGCGGAGGCACCATACTCCGTATACGTTTCGGAGTAGTTGTTTTGAATATTATAGAACAGTTCTACATTATTGTAACTCGGAACATTAAGAGTCACGATAGGAGCATCAGCATCTTCTTTAACGATTACACGTCTTATCGCGGTACCTGTATTACCACTACTATCAGTTGCTGAATATGTAACATTGTAGTAACTTCCCCTTTCTATATCTATATCACTAATTTCTACTGGATTGTTCCCATTAGCGTCAGTTTCAAAAATAGTAATTGTCACGGTTTCACCCGTATCAGCGACAGCGCCGAATTCGACGTATGGTTGTGAATATGTCGGCGTGACAGTTGTGTTGAAGATGAGTTCAATTGGGTTTTGTTCCGGGAAGTTTAGAGATATGACAGGTGCAGTTGTATCAACAACGTTCACGATTCTAGTAAATGCTTTATGATTCTGGATTCCATGTTCACTCACTATATTGTAATCGAAACTATACGTTCCAACTGTATTTATATCTAGGTTGTTACTACTTTCAAATGTGAAATCGGGGTCTAAAGCGATTCCTGGATCAACAAAAATTTGAGTACGCTCATGTGTGATTGCTTCGTTGCCAACGAGCAATTTATTTATATTTGGATTTGGGTAATCTTTCACATCTCGAAGTTTTCCCGATTTTCCGTTACCATACAGGGGATACAGCAGTTGCGCGGTACCATTTTCAATCTTCAAGACATTATAATTTTTCGCATAAACGAATAGATCATGTTGATGAGTCCACCCAGTTTTGAAACCTTCTACTGTCAATAACTGATTTTTTATGGTTGAAAAGTTTAATTGACCGGTTGGTTTCCAATTTTCGGGGTTAACTCCAAAGCTTTTTAAATAGATGCGTCTGTTGAGAGCGACGTGTGTGTGATACTTAGAAGCTGGTAAGGCTCTGAGAAAATGTGACGGGAATTCACCAACCCCGTCCACGGGTATGACGTCTTCGTCGTCAAGTTTCAACGATACACTTTTTATAGACTCCATAACAGGTTGTGGATATTTACTTGATGTGAAAACGTAATTCGTTTCTCGATTGCCATAATTTCGGACGAATCCATCAAAGTCTGTGAGACCTTGAAAAAAACATAATTCAGATGTATTTGTATTCGAATCTTGTAATAATTCGAGTGCACGTTCGTTATTCTTTTTTGTGATGATGAACAATTCCTTGACTGGATTACAAAAGTTCAACTTGAATTGATTTTTCTGGGATTTTTGAACATAGTCGTCGTCATAGTATCGCCCTTCATACTCTCGCCAGTTGAATGTGTTACGTTGCAATTGCGTGATGATATGTTTTGAGGGTGTTTTTCGAATTTTGACTTCTTCAGTTTTATCCAAATAACCGAGTTCTAATTTCAGTTTACACTGTGTCATGTCTATATTCACATCTGTATAGTTCCTCGGAGTCTTTGTGTCACGTGAAAAAAGCTGGATATTTCCACACTCACTGTTTTCTTGTGAAGATGCGAATTGTGTTAAGGGGTCATAAGACGTATCGGGGAATGGTAACTCCGTTTCCGGATTCCAATCCGCCTTATTCGCCGAAACTGCGATATCATTTCCATCGCTACTTACAGAGATACTTTCTGATGCAAACCCAGCTTGTGCTCCATCTCCGAGTTTTTGACTTACGATTGATTTAAACTCGAAATTACCAGAACTATTGAGTTGATAGATAGATACCCAACCACCAACTGTACCATTGGGTGACTCGTTGGGACCCAAGCTTGTATCGGAATCTGCACCTACAATAAGAGTTTTGTCGTCGTCACTGAGGTCCATCGTTTTACCAAATTCCCATTTCTTCTGTATAGGGTCATCCCATGACGTGTATAAGGGATGTTTGAAATCACGGCTATGTTTCAACCTGTCGTTATATGATGGTAGCTCTGGGTATATCGTTTGGTGTAATTCGTATGTTCCACTTGCTATGGTTATATTCATACTACCACCTATACCTGGGTCATTTTGACAATAGTAATACAAAGGTGTTTTAACAATATCTAGGGGTGGTACGAAGGTTGTGAGGGCTGGTGATGACTGACCTCCACCAGGTGCATTTCCGTTACTTGTTACACCTGTAGTATATTCTGTACCACCCGCGTGCGTACCATCACTCGTCGTCGAAAATTTCAGTGGGTGTCCAGCATTGCTCGGGTCGGACTGGTCAAATGTATATGTCTTATTCGCGTGAAGTTCGATGGTGTCTTGTTGCACACCATTCACAAAAAATTTACCTCCAGACACTGTAATAAGAAGTGTAGTGGTTGTCGTTGTCACGACCTTCTTGTACACATGAATACGCCCGACATTCCAGTCGTCGTTATTTGACTTGTCTTCTTCTGTCTGGCGATCTGGTGGTACCCAATGTGGTTCGGACACTACGAGTATTTGACTCGTTCTAGATATACACAACTTCTGACCAAAGTTATAATTATAGGATGGTGTATCGGGTGGTTGTATCGTTTGAACAATCGAAAATGGCTTTTCCCAATCTTCACGGTATTCGTTGTATGTATCCCAGTTGTTAAAATTCCATTGGTAAATTCTTACACCACCTCGGTTATTATTAGAAGTTTTACTCGGAATGAAACTGTACGGAATAGTGATGTTTCTCACGTGTCCCCAAAACAGTGCGAATTGTCCGTTATCTTCTACAGCTGAACGTCCATCTAAAAATGTAGAGCTAAAGTCCGTCGTTTCCCAGTAGTCACTTAATTGGAAATCTGATGTCGCGGATGAATCCTCTGCCGCAGGGCGAGAGATTGATAGGGTTATGCTAGAATTCGGCCATACCATTTGATAAACCCCCCCGATAGTATTATCTATTTTCAGAGTGTTACTAGCCAAAAAGCTATATCCAGGAAATTCATCACCACCATTCCGTTTGTTTGGATACCATGTGAATATTCGCAAATAAGTAAAGTAATCTCCAAGACCCAAACTCGCAACAATCGCTTTACCAGCTGATGATATCCGCGTTATTTTACCAAATTCCCAAAACGAAGATGGTATAGATCTAGGGTCTCTGGGATAATATGACGAAGGGAAACCAGGTGGTACAATAGGATCAACAATTTGAAATATTTCTTTCTGACCAGTACCTGGGATGGGTACCTCTATATAATCATGCATAAGAAAGTGAAGTTCAAGTATACCCTGTGTAAACACGTCACTTGAACGTTTTACCCCTGTCTCGAGTTCTTCTATTTGTTTTATTCGGGTGACATGGGTTGACGCATCTATAGAACTAAAGGTTTCGTTTGGATCCCAGTCGACATGATATCCGTCACTAACAGGGAAATGTGTGAATATCCGAATATTACCACAACCAGGTTGTACTGGATAATTAAGAGAATTACCCGATGGTCTCTCGGGTGCATTTACTATTGTAGATATTTGGTGAAGTGCAGGATTATTGGAGAATGTATATGGAATTCGTACACCCCATGCTTCACCGAGTGTATTGCAAGCAGCTATGTAGCCACGCTTTTTCCAGGTAAAAGGTATAGCGAGTTCGTTCTGTAATCCTATATCTGTGAATGGATTGTCAGAACCACCGTAAACTGCTTCGATTTCGTAATTGTACACATCATTTAAAAGGTTTGGTCCAGTTTTTTCAAAACCAAATGAACGGAATGTTGTCTTATCATAGTAAATGGTATTCAAAACTTCCAACGTTTGTGTACTTAAATAGGGATTTATCAGGGTTGCGTTTTTAGAATATTCCTTATCTCCATCGACAATTCGCATACTAATCGTACCGCTGAGTCTGTCAGGGAATGAACTATAAAATACTTTGGTCACATCCGTTTCTATAAATCGTTCTGGATACCATCTATTTCCACTTAACGATACACTGTCGTATGTTTTACCATAATTATTATTTAAGAAGTCGGGCATAGACCACGAAGGCTTAGCGTACGTATCTGAATATGGGTACCACCCCCTTGTCTTTATTGTCGTATTCCCTCGGTGGATTCCTACCCCACCTTCACCCAACCTTGCACCACCGATAGAGGCACCTTGGTTTTCATACCAGGGAGTGTTATTGAATTTGTAATACGAGTATACAGTCCTATCCCATCCTTTTATGAGTTCGAGAAAAATTGGAGATCCAGAACGTAACCAACTTTCATCGTAGTACGTAGGAATTGGAAAGTTTGCACATTCTTCGCCATACAAATCGGACGTTTTGGAGAATAGGATATCCTTTAGTTCTCGAAACTTTATCTCAACTTCAACTTCCTGTTTTTCTAAGGCGCACAAAGGTAAGGCTAGTTCGGGTGATTTATAAAAGTAGAATGGTATTTCAATTTGAAAATCAAACTTCTTTTGTGTAAATTTCTTAGAGAATGTTTTTTTACAACCATACCAACTTGAAAATGTTGTTTGTGGAATTATTCCAGTTAAATTTTCAACACTTTCTTGCTGCCTTGAGTTATTGAAATACGTCTTCTCTATCGTGATATAGTTCGAGTCGAGACGTTCAATTACTGCACCACCGATGATGAGGTCTGCGTATTCTATGATACCTACACCAGCACCATCTTGATAAAATAGGTTCCACTCGTCAGGAATATCGTCAGCTTTAATCTTGAGTGTTATACTTTTGAGTAGATGACCTATGTTTTGTGGTAAGGTGAACTTTACATTCTTTCCAAATCCTATTGCTTCCTTTTTCAAACCCAAATCTATATAATTGATGGCGAAATTGGGACGCTTTGTTATCCGCTTGTGAAAGAATGTCTTTTCTGGATTTAAAGTTAGATGTGTATCATTTTCACCATATGTTATGACGTCTAACCTACCAGCCATTATTATAGATGAATATTAATATTTTAAGCCACATAACCCACTGTCGAACGAGAGAATGTTATAGTTTACTGCGTACAAGTTTAGGGTTGAATTGTAAAGGTTATTCCAAACCGAATATATAGAATTTGAGTCGGGTGTTTTAAATTTGAAAGTAAACTGTTGGTGGATGATTCGACTCATATTTACATGTCCAGATGGTTCCCCGTTTGACGAATCCATACCGAGAGAGTACACATAGAAAAGACCGTTTTTAACTTTGAACGTCTTGAACCACCCCAACGTATTTTCATCTTGACCACCCGGGCCGGTTAATCTTCGAACTGCGTCGAATGATAGGATATCATTAAGTGGTATGAATGTTTCGTCATAGTACGTCGAGCGTCTGTGCCAAATGAGACTCTCTTCAAGGATATCACTTGGTGCTTTGTATCTTTTTAGAAATTGGTCAGAAGACAAATCAATATGATCACCTGTGAATAAAACCTCATTATTGATTTTCATATTGGCATAATCGAGTTCTTCGTAAATATTTCCACGGTTTGTTAAATTCTCCCATGCATCATGTCTTAGAAAGAACATAAATTCTCTTGTAGGGTGTTTGAATTCACACATAAACGTGTGTTCCTTGTCGATGTCGGAAGAATCTATAACCTTTCTAATGCGTTGTGTCTGTGTTATGATGTACTCGAGGGGTCTCGTCTTGAAAAAATTTCGCTCCATTTCCATAAGATGATGGTAATCGACGTTTAATGAAATTTTAGCGATTTTCAAATTTTCTGAGTAATTCGTAGGCATGTAATTATTTTGAAATTCCACAGGTTCTTTTATTTTGACGTGTACTTCAAGTGAGTGTTTGTACATCGCACACAGGGGGATAGCTAAATGTGGGTTTTTGTAAAAGTAAAATGGTAAATCTAGATACAGAGGAACGTCTTTTGAGAAATGGGAATTCACGTTATATGAATCTCGATAGAGAATGTTCAAATCATCTGTCTCACTCGATCTCAATTTCATGTACATAGAGATATAGTCAGTCGTTAGACGATCTATGTGTTGTTTTCCTATAAACAAGTCTATGTAGTCTATAGTTGATTTCACGAACGAATCATAAACATTTAAGGTTATGTCTCGATCTACAAAAATTTTTAGGGTCATATTAGAAATCATATCACCAGATGTCGTAGAAATGGGGGCGATAATAGTCTTACCTCTATCAGGTTCACCATTAAATGGCATTTCCAGGGTCTGGGTTGTAAACTTCGTATGCCGCTTGAAACGATTCACAAAGTAAGACATCTGAGGCTGACCTGTTAAATAGATGTCTTGTAGGCCGGTAACGATGATATCAGAACGCCCAGCCATTCCTATAAAGTAATGACTTTAATTTTTTAACCGAGTAAGTCAATTTCATGTTCATATGTTTGAGAGAGTAGAACAGTTTTTAGGTCTCGCGTAAATGAAATAAACTCTTTTGGAATGTCGCCCCACAAGCGTTCATTAGATACAAAAGCATCAACAGCTCCATCCCTCAAGAGGGGTTCGAGGAGTGTCCAATTGGGTTCGTTGTACCGTATTTTAGTACACCCCCTCGCGAACCTTCTTGAGTAGATGTACCACGCAGCGATACTCTTGTAGATGTTTATAGGTTTCTTCCCCTGTTCGAGACACTTCC